TGTGCAACTTTGCTCCACCACGAATTCCTGCAACATTTGATTTTGAGATTAGCTTGCACCCATTTGTCAATTCTATGTCTTCCTCTGTCCATTTTCTTCCTTTCAGTTTTCCAAAGTAATATATTATTCTATCATTGTATTCTAAATGATGCTTTATATAATCCATATTTCCTACTGATAACTTCTGGGTTGCGGATACCCATGCATAAAATAAGAAGTCACCTTGACTTGTATCACAAAAAAGAAAATCCTTTAATATTGACGCTTTTGTTAATACTGTCTTCCCATGTCCCCTTGGTATAATAATAGCAGTTTGTTTTATGCTTCTATCATCAATAGCATCTGCTATCTCAAAATGAAAAAAAGGAGTTTCACTCCTCATAAAATCATCTGGTAAAAACAACTTACCAAATGCAATCAAATCATTGTGTGCTAACCTTAATGTTTCTTCAGCTTCTGATACATTCTGTGAATTTATATTCACGAAGCCTTTTGATCTATTTTATCTTGCCTATCCGAAGCTCTCTTAAACCCATCCCATGTTTGATACCCAGCAATGCCAGCTATTATAGATTTTAATTGTGTAACTGTAAAATGATTATATTTCAAAAAGAGACCACCTCCTGGTTTATGACCTACTTCAAAATCTAACTCAGACTCTAACACTCTGCCCTTTTGATCAACCTTGCCTTTCATTTTACCTCTTTTAATTAAATCTGCTTCAGTCTTTCTAACAAGATCAACTAAACCAACAAAGTCACCTTTATCAGATAATTTTGAAGCTTCACTAAATTTTGAAGGTGAAGCAACCCTTCTCCCCTGAGAAAAACTAAACTCTTGGACTTTTGCCTTAGAAATAAGTTGTTTACCTTCGGGGGCTCTTAAAGCATTTTTCAATAAATAGAACAATGAATCCATTGTTAAAATACCTTCTTCTATAAATGTATTTTTTGGGACCTGATCCAATAATTGCATACCAAGCATATGTGCTTTTCTTCTCCCAACTTGATTATCAGCAAAGAAAAGCACATTATCAATTTTATATCCTTTATCGCCTTTTAATTTAGTCAGTTGGTATTTTAACCTAGCGTTACCTACCCAACCATCCTTACCTATATCTCTCAACATAATATTGATAGAATTTTCTTCAACTACCTTTACTTGCATTGTAAAATCTAACCTGCCTCTAAAAGCTCCTTCAAAATTTTTCTCAAAACTTACTTTAGGTATACCTTCATCATACGCTCCCAGCTTCTTATAACCTTTCTCGCTGGCCCCGCCAGGGGAAAGATTCCTTTTGAATAATTTCAATTTTTTAATACTAATATTGCTTGATGACATTTTATCAAATTCTTTTCTAACTGTTCTTATTTTATTAATTAAACCAGAACTATATGAATAAATTTCATCATATGTATTTTTAAAATCTCTTAAATTTCCACTTGGAGTTCTTATTACTCCCCTACCACTTACAACATCTCTACCAATTGAAGCAAATGCCCTCTGCCTAATGGCTGAACCACTAGCCCTTGATACAGTTTGTTTAACTGCCTGTTGAGCAAGAGTTGCTCCAGGGACAAATAATAATGCTTCTTGAGGCGTATGAGGTAACATGTCACCAATAAATTTAACTGTTTTCCTCATTTTTGCTTTTTGTTCCTTAGAGTGTTTTTTACCAGGCTGAATCCCCTCCTTATTTAGAAAATCCCCAAGTTTATCAAGAGCGTATAAAATATTTTCTCCAGGAGTTGATTCATCTTGGAGATACTTCTTCTTATATTCATCAATTAGAGTCTTAGTTTCTTCAGGAGCTGCTAAAAAATCTTTAAGTCTGTCAATAGCACTAGCCATATTAATTCTTTAGTGGTAGTTTATATGCATAAACAATATTTAAGTTCTGACCAATCATAGACACACTAGTATTACTTTTGTTGGTCTTATACGGAAGGACTATTACTATTCTTTTCATACTGTTTTTTAATGTACTTTTTAAATCTCTTATCATGTCTTCTCCATTGAACATAAGCAGAAACTACATTTTCGATATTAGTCAATCTACTGTTTAAAGCATTTACAACTGTAGTAATTTCTTCTGTTAAGTTATCCAAGTAATTTTTTGAAAATTTACGCTTCGGCATTGTTAATCCTCACTGGTATGTCAAGTTTGTCAATAAGTATAAGCATTTTTTTTAAGTGTTTAGCATCTTTCGTACTTAGATGATCGTTATGAAATTTAGATATTTCACTCTTCAACTTCTTTAATTCTCTAATTGAATCATCCAATTCCATTAGTTTTCCCAACAATTTATCTCATCTTCTTTAAATTCCATAGTAACCCATCCTGTCCTTATAATAGGAAAAAAGGAATATCTTGCGTACTCAGCATATCTGAGGAAAGAACCACCTCTTATATACCACCTACGTCTTAGAACTTCCTCATCATCTATCACCACCAAAGAATCCATTGGTTTAACATATAACTGATGGTTATGACCAAGAAAGAACACATCTCCGTCTGAATACACCGCTGCCATCTTATCTAACTCAAGGTCTCCATTTTTGGCTCCACTTTTACCGTGACCTGATACCAAATACCAGTCATTATCTCCAATGGTCACTTTAGTATATCCTGGCATCCTATAATAAGGAACACCTAATTCTCTTGATAGAACTTTACATACATCAAAGTCTAATATATTAAAGCTCCTTAAAAAATCATGGTTACCTCCCCTAATGAACAAACATTTTTCTGCAATAGGCTCAACCAGCTTAATAAATTCAAGGTATTGTTCTTCTGGAGGTATTTCCTGACCTCTTTGGTTGATCTTATAATAAGGAGGGATTAATTCCAACAAATCTCCATTACCAAACCATCTTGCATTGTCATCCTTTTCAATTGCCTCAATAGCACTGTTAAACTTTTTTATATCGAACTCATTTGCCCCTACATGAACATCTGTTAATCCATAAATACGAATTGGAATCTTACTTTTTATACAAGCAATTCCACCTGGATCAACATCATCAGTTGCCTGCTTAATTATCGACTTTAGAGGGATATCAAACCTTCTGCCACATTCATTACATCTAAACCTTTGTGATATATAACTAGAATATGTTCTTGTTCCATTTTTTCTGGTACGGTTGGTACCACACCTCGGACATAGCATACTATTCTCCTCCTGATATTTGCTTCTGGTCTCTATTAGCACCTTCAACTTCTTCACCAGTGAAACCCTGGAAGACTCCAAGCAAACCAACCTCACTCTGTTTTACAGTAGTCCCAGAAGTTCCAACAATCTTCCCTAACTCCTTGGCTGACTGTAAGATTATATTGTCATCTTCACTGTAATCAGCCAAATGCTTCAACTTGTTTAATATATATTCGTGATCAATGCCTAATTCACTAGCAACATCCAGCACTGACTTTTGAATTTCCTTCATAACTCTCTCCTGTTTTAATAAAATAGTCGCTTTTTTCCTTGCCTTATCACCTGAAACTTCTCCATATGCCTTTTTATAAGCATCTATAGCTCCCATACCTACAACTACATTAGTAGCAAAATCTCTTTCCTTCCTTGTTACTTTCTTTCTTTCATTAACCCTATTGCTTGCATTCTTTATTGTCTTACTGAATGTATACCTGTTAGGGTGAGAACTAAAATCAGTATCCATCTTTGTATTATGCCTATTAAGAAACGAACCGACAACAGTCCTTACCCATCCCTGTGCAAACTTATAATTTTTTCTATCGTTTGGATGGTTAACACGTTTGCTAACCTTTAATAACTGAACAATTCCTCCATCATCAGCAATGACCCAATCTCCCTCATCAGCTATCTTCCAATCAGGTTTTACAACAATATTAGGATGATCCTCCCTGAACTCATCAACGTCCTCATAAACACAATGAGTTACTCCTTTAATTTTTCCCGACTGAATCTCTTAACTCCGTTAATTGGCTACTTAAACTACTGATCAATTTATCCACTTCCTCTGGTATCATGTATACAACACTATCAATTTCAATTGGAGTAAAACTCTCTGACAACTGCCTGAGAATTACCTCCTGCTCACGAAATGGTAACTTATCTATTTCTTTGATTAATTCAGCCATAAAAATTTTACACCTTATTTATCCCTCCCTTACCACCCTAAAGGTAAACTAAAAAATATACTAAGTCAAAACTATATTTGACCAAGTGA